GATAACATCGCTCTTGGACGATTGCCTACTAATGTTACAGCTGATCCCTCAGTTAAAGCATTGCGGGAATTGGTTTATTTACCAAAAGGTGTTATTGATCCACACAAATAAATCAGCGGCTGCCGATCAAACGTCGGTAGCCTTAACCTCACCAACAATAGGATAATTATGCCCAAAGGTAAAGGTACTTATGGTACAAAAGTAGGAAGACCTCCTAAGAAAAAATAATACCACGTCCGTTCATCCTTCGGGACGCATGTCATCAAGTCATGGAACGGGGACTTGGTATCGGAGATTACTCATGACAGTAACCTACGTATATCGTGGTATAGAGTACACAAGAACTACTAAGTAATGGAGTACAAACACCAGAGCGAAGGTGGATTTGGTGTGGCTTATCCAGTCCAATTTTCACCTAAACCAGAAAAAAAGAAGGAGAAAAAAGAAGATGAAAAATCTTCGGATTGACCCTCTAGGGGGAGCAGTCGTTGTGCTGCTCTCCTTATTCTTATTTATAGAATGGTCACATTTGAACCATCACAACTGGGAAGAGACACCTCAGAGTCGGACCTCTTCCTAATTGGCATTAGCCCTTACGAGGATACCTTCTGCCGTCTAGACGGTGTGGATAGACACACAAAAAACTCGAGAAAAATTCAGTACTGAGAACGTAAACCAATACATTCTTAATAGAAATGGCTCATCAGTCAACAGGTAATAATACCTCATTAACCCGTCCGGGTGCTAATAATGGTGGTGCTGATGCCAGAGCTTTATATCTCAAGCTGTTTAGTGGAGAGATGTTTAAAGGCTTTGAGCACAATGCTATCGCCAGAGACTTGGTGATGAAGAGAACACTCAAGAATGGTAAATCTTTACAGTTCATCTACACAGGACATACAACCGCTGAGTTCCATGTTCCCGGTAGATCTATACTTGGTAACTCCGATGGAGCACCTCCAGTAGCTGAAAAGACTATCACTGTTGATGATCTTTTAATCTCAAGTGCATTCGTCTATGAGTTAGACGAGACATTAGCTCACTACGAGCTTAGAGGAGAGATCTCCAAGAAGATTGGATATGCTCTTGCTCAGAAGTATGACCGCTTAGTATTCAGAGCTATCGCTCGTGGTGCTAGGGCTGCTTCTCCAATTACAAAGACTAACTTTGTAGAGCCCGGTGGAACACAGATCAGAGTTGGTACAAACAACCAAGCATCTGACGCTTATGCTTCCGCTGCGTTGATTAACGCATTCTACGATGCTGCTGCTGCTCTTGACGAAAAAGGAGTAAGCTCAGACGGCAGAGTCGGTGTGTTAAACCCGAGACAATACTACGAACTTATACAAGCTGTAGGTTCTAACGGTCTTGTTAACAGAGACGAGCAAGGTGACTCCTTGCAGAAAGGAAACGGAATCATTGAGATTGCAGGCATCAAGATCTTCAAGTCAATGAACATCCCATTCTTCAGTTCCTATGGTACTAAGTATGGTTCTGCTTCCGCAACAAACCCCGGTGTAACATCACCCGGAAACGTAGGATCTTTCGTTGGCGAAGCTGTCGAAGATGCTGCTAATGATGTAACTGGAATCAACAACGAGTACGGTGAAGAAACAGAATTTGCTAACTCTTGTGGACTTATATTCCAGAAGGAAGGAGCTGGCGTTGTAGAAGCTATCGGACCACAGGTTCAGGTAACTTCAGGTGACGTTTCAGTTGTTTACCAAGGTGACGTAATCTTAGGTCGCCTAGCTATGGGTGCTGACTACCTTAACCCTGCTGCATGCGTCGAGCTTATTGCTGGTGCTGCTACAGGTTCATCAGGTAACGCTGCATTCTAATGCACATATATGGAGGGCTTCGGTCCTCCTTTTCTTTAATTAATATTATGCCTTTTCCAACCACAAATGCTACAAAAGAACTACCCGCTATAAATCAGATACTATCCACATGTGGGCAGGCTCCTGTAACCACCCTAGATCAAACCAACCCGGACGTTGCGATTGCTTATGATACGTTGTTACAGGTGACTCGTGAAGTTCAAGCAGAAGGTTGGACATTTAACAGCGAGTTCCACTACGAATTTATACCTGATAATAACAAGGAAGTTCTTATACCAAACAACATACTACAAATCAAACTATCTAAAAACTCTGCTAACATGCAGTACGATGCTACACGTAGACAGGGTAAACTATATGATAGAATACATCACAGATATACATGGGACGATCATACAGAAGGTCTCGAGTGTGATGTAGTATGGGAGTTTGACTGGGTAGATATCCCAGAACCAATACAAAATGCAATGGTAGCTAGAGCAGCTACAATGGTGTCTCAAAGAATTGTAGGAGACACAGCACAATACGAAATGCTACAACAACAAGAAGCGTACGCTAGAGCATTAGCTATGGAGTACGAAACCAAGCAAGGACAGTTCACTATATTTGGACATCCTTATGACAAAACTAATTCCTACCCAGCTTATCAACCCTTTCATGCTTTAATGAGATAATGGCAGCAGTTACTCAACGAATTGACAATTTTCTCGGTGGAGTATCTAGACAATCTGATGACAAGAAACTTCCCGGTCAAGTCCGAGAGTGTCTTAATGGCTATCCTGATCCTACTTTTGGTTTAACTAAAAGATCAGGATTCAGATGGATTAAAAATCTAGGTACAGGTACTACCTATGATGGTGGTAAATGGTTCTACATTGCTAGAACTACCGACGAACGATACATTGGAGTTATTACTCCTAAACCTAACAGTGGGTTTGGCAGCATAGCTATCTGGAATGTAGACGGTACTCAGTGTACTGTTAATATGGATACAAGCACAACTGTAAATGCTGAAAATTATCTGACAGGATCTAGATTAAACTATTCTGTACTTACTGTACAAGATACATCAGTTATAGTAAATAATCTTGTAACTGCAAATAAGATTGCTGATCCTACATTTGTACAAAGAACTCGAGCTACACTTATATTAAGTGAGACTGCTATTAGTTCTACATATAGTGTTACTATGAATGCTGGAGGTGGTGCATCAGATCAGACATTTACTACAACTACAAGTAACAGCGAAACTTACGATAGTCTATTAACAACACTAAAGAATGGTATTGATGCTTTCAATATCTCAGGTCTAACAGTTACTAAGTTTCAAGGTACACTTGAGTGTAGTAGAGTTGTAAGCGGTACACGTACTGCATTCTCTATTACTTGTAAAGGTGGTGCATTAAACAACAAACTGACTGTATTCCAAGATCAAGTAGACAACGTAGCACAGCTACCTATACAATCTTTCCAAGATCATGTAGTAAAAGTTATCAACACATCTTCAGATAAGGATACATACTTTGCTAAGTTTGTAGCTGATGATGGGATATCAGGAACTGGACACTGGGAGGAAACTCTTGACCCTAGTAAATCACCGGGTCTAGATGCCTCTACAATGCCTCATGAACTTGTAAATACATCTCTTAATAATTTTACATTCAGACAGTTTACATGGGATGCTAGAACTGTAGGAGACGATACTACAAACTCTCACCCTAGCTTCGTAGGTCATAAAATACAGCAAGCATTCTTTCATAACAACAGGCTTGGATTCTTGTCTAATGACAACGTATCTATGAGCCAGTCAGCTAAGTTTTTTAATTTTTATCATACTTCAGCTCAGGTAATTACAGATGCTGACCCTATTGACTTAAGCTCTTCTACTATAAAACCAGCTAATTTACATGCTATTATACCTACAACTCAGGGTCTTGTTTTATTTAGTAGCAGTCAGCAGTTTCTATTAAGATCAGCAGACAAAGTATTAACACCTTCAACTACAACTATTACTCCAATATCTAACTACGACGTAGATCCAAACATAGATCCAGTCGACATGGGTACTAACATTAACTTCATTAGTAAAACACCAAGTTACACACGTGTATTTGGTATGGTGACTAGAGGTCAGGATGAGAACCCACAGGTGCTTGACATTGGACGTGTTGTAAATGAGTGGATACCTGAGTCTATTGATACTCTCATAGCTAGTCCTCAAAACCAGTTCTTAGCTATGTCTGACCAGAATGATAATAAGGTATATTTTTATCGTACATATAATGATGGTAAAGATACTCTTGTACAGGCTTGGTTTAACTGGGAACTACCCGGAACAGTACAAGCTATTGCTGTTGACTCTGACGACTTCCTAGCTGTTACAAAACAAGGTAATCAGTTTACATTATCTAAAGTAAGTTTAAGTCAGAGTCCAGAAGACGCTATTATTGTTAACAACGATGGACAAAAGATTAACCCCTGCATCGACCTATATGCTGCACCTAGCTCTGTGGTTTATGATAGCACAGGTGACTTTACTAAGTGTTATATACCTTGGGCAAATGTTACAGGGCTAACACCTATATTAATTATTAAAGGTACTACAGCTACAGGACAGTTTATTGAGTCTGGATTTAGTTTACAGCCTACTATCGCATCTGATGGTACTGGTACATACTTTAAGATACCATTTAAAAATCTTACAAGTGTGTCTAGTGATATTATTATTGGATGGAAATACGACTTTGATGTTATATTACCTAAGACTTATTTCTTCTTAGATGATCTGAGTAAACAAACAGATTTTACAGCTAGTTTAACTATAGCTCGCATGAAATTCATTGTAGGATTATCTGGAGTTATGGGTTTCAAACTTAAGTCTAAGGGTGTACGTCAGGGAACAAAGCAGTACACAGGAAACGGATCTACTACTGCATACAGCTGGAATGAAGATGATTTATCTTATATAGATCCAGACCAGATAAAGGTTAAGCTAGACGGTGTGGTAACTACAGCGTTTACAGTTACAAATAATACAACAATTACATTTAACTCTGCACCCGGTAACGGTGTTGATATACTTATATATTTAGATGAGTGGTATAACTTAAATCCTACTATTATTGCTGACCAATACTTAGCAAACGATATAGGTATTACGGGGTCGACTACCTTCTCATTACCAATACATCAGAAAACAGACAACTTCCAACTAAGATTATTTAATGACTCTCCATTTCCTGTGGCATTAAACTCTATGATGTGGGAGGGACATTACTCACCAAGATTTTACAGGAGAACATAATATGGTTTGGGGAGCTATAATTGGAGCCGGGATAAGTGTTGCCGGTTCAATAATTGGCGGTAATAAAGCTGCTTCAGCTGCTAAAGAACAAGCTAATGCACAGAACGATGCAGCTGCACGTAGATATGGTTATGATACCGAGAAATGGGAACTCGATAAAGAGATGATTAAAGCTAATCGACTCCATGCTGTGGAAGAGATTAAAGCTAAAGCCCGTAATGAAGGACGAGTTGCTGATTATCAAGATGCTGCTAACAAACAACAATACGAGTATCAATTACAAATACGTGATAGACAGCAAGCATCTAATGAGCAACAGTATCAAAGATCAGAACAGATATATACAGATCAGTTAAGTTTAAATCAAAGATCCCAGCTAATAGCAGAGGAAAATGAGTTTAGACAATTACAAGAAATACATACAGAACAAGCTTTTGACAGAGAAGCATCATATCTTGAATCTCTCCAAAAGGAAGGTAAACTAAGAGCTTTAGGTATTAGAGGCCGAAGTGCTCAGAAAGGTTATCAATCTACAGCTGCTGATTTTGGAAGACAGATCGCACAACTTAATGAAGCTTTCTCAGGTGCAGGGAGAAATACTAGATCAGTTTTAAGAGAAATAGCAAACGATAGAGCATCGGCAGATTTAGCAGCAAGGGCACAGCGAATGCTGCATCCCGGTCTTTTACCGCTACCACTCAAGCCTTTAGCTACACCAAGAGCTGAATTTATCTTACCTAGAGAGCTAGAAGAATTTGACTTCGGACCAGCACCAGTTATGGGAGCTATAGCTTCTCCATCTGCTGCAGCGAATAGAGTCTGGGGTAGTACCATATCAGGAATAGCTGGTAATATAGGTGGTATAACTCAGTCTTACATACAATCTCGATAAATAATGGCACAGAGTAAATACAAGCGACACTCACGTGGTGGCCGCTTTAGACAACAAGGGGACGGCTTACGAGCTGCTGTCGATGAAATACGTCGTCAGCGTCAAATAGAAATTGACTCCTTAAAAACACAGGCGTTACAACAGAAAGAGCGAGATTCTTTACAGATCTCTGGATTACGTAACGTGGCTAAAAACGAGTCTGAAAACAGAAATATGTTACAGGACTTAGAAAATAAAATTTATCAAAATAAACGAAATGCTATAACAGTTAGATCAGATCGTGAAGTTGACGCTCTCTTAGGTAAAGCTGAAGAGTTCGGTAAAGAATCTGAGTTCTGGCAAGATTTCGCTACTAAACATTCTGAAAACTATGGTAAGCTGGCTTCTGGCCTTTTTGATTATGCTCAATATAGAGCAGCAATTAATGCTTATGAAAGCATGTCTGACGATCAGAAGAGTGCAGCTATAGATAGTTACGAAGGCATGTATGAGGTAGTAGAGAATGAGGTCGGTCAGGCTGTCTTTCAGATCAAAAGTCTTAAGGATAGAAAAGATTTAATTACCAGCACTGTAGGTAGATTTGCAAATAACAGATATCTACATAAGATGCTGGCTAATGATTATATTCAAACAAATGAGGCTACTCAATCTTTATTAAGGTCAGCTAAAACTGAAGACGGTAAACCTTTATATAATAAAGATACAGCTGCTGCTCTGACCATGAATAAGGCGTATAACTTTATTCATTCAAACGGTATTCCTCTCAATAGTGCAGCTGCACAGAAAATTATCGCTAGTGCTAGGCAGACAGCTGTTGTCGAAACAACTAGCTTAGCTAAAGCCCATGCTTGGAAGAATGATGAATTAGATATACAAGAGCATGTCAGGATGGTAAAGGATAGTTTGGCAGATATTAATAGAGCTGCTACTAAACCTATTCTACAAAACGGAGTATGGATTAGTGGTCGTATTAGTGGTAGAGAAGAGTTTAATGATAGTATATATCTTTTATATCATGTATTAGAAGGTAGTCATGTTAAAGGTGATAATAAGTCTGTACTTCCACCGGGGCACCCTTTAAGGCAAGCTGAGACTCCTAAACAGAAATGGCAAAGAGTAATAGAATTGTTATCGGAAAGGCTTGATTTTAAAACAGAGGCTGATGCTATAGATGCTCTAAATATTCCAGTCAGAGATATGAGGACTGGTAAGGTAGTTCTGAATAAGAACGGTCAGCCATCGGAATATCTTTTAGACAAACACTCAGAGATAAAAACTGAAGTTAGCAGAATCATAAAACTGAAAAAGCAAAATAGTATATCTGAGAGAGACAAAAAGATAAGAACAAATCAAATTAAAGGATTTACAGAGATTACTTCTCAGCTTGAAACTGACTTTAACAGTAATAATTTTGGTAATACTCTGTTAAATAAAGATTGGGTACTAGAAGCAAGCACATGGGCGTTAGATAAGAAAAATCTTGGCTCTGAAGAATCTAATTATATTCTTGATATACTAGGTCAATCTCCAGAATTATTTTCCAAAAGTAGTAGCTTTACCGATAATAAAGCACTTAGTCAGAAAATAGCTCGGGTAGATAATGAGTTTCTAAGTGGAGATGTTAATGGAGCTTTATTCTCATATACTCAGGTAGGTATAGAAGTACCTAGACTATCTAAGATGCACGAAGCTTTAATTGCAGCTAATAAAATACCTGAGTTTTCAAAAGATGTTAAAGCATTTATTACTAATGAATTTGCTGGTAATATAGCTGGTGGGTTAACTGCTAAAAATCTCGCTAATAAGAATGATTTAATCGAGATGATTGATAAAGGTGTAGGTAGGTTTATGGTTGTATGGGCTAGCAAAAGCGATATAGTAGATGTAGATGCTAGACTTTTAGCAACTAAAGACGTACTTGCAACTGAGATATCTAATGGATTAAACAAACAAACAGGATGGGCTTCAGCTACAGAGATAGGTGCTACTGGTGATACAGTGTTAGGTTATAGATTTGCTGCTCTAGAAAATAGAGGTCTACCGACTGAAACAGTACTCACAGATACAGATATAACAGATCTATTCAGTGTTTGGGATAAGAGGTACGAATCACTAACTGAGGTACAAAGAACAGATCTTGGCATTGCAGGAGATCAGGATAGTATTAACAAACAGAAAGTAAACGACGTCTTGGTGACTCACTTTGATAAATTAGTAACACTTGATGATGCCTATAGAATATTAAATGCTGTTAGTACTGGTGAAGCTTCCAACGAAGCTCTTCCTAAAAATTTAACTAAATTTATAAGAGGAACAAAACTCGCAGGGTATAATCTGACTACACGTGAAGTAATGAATATGGCTATCGAACATATTAAAATAAATGGTGATAGTATTTGGACTAAAGACCAGACAATAGATTCTCAGTTTAAAGATTATAACTATGAGTGGCCTGCTCATCCAGAAGATCTCGTTAAGAAATCGTGTAATATAACTCCTCCTAATAGAACTGATGGATATGGTATCCAAGTTTGTCAGTATTTAAAGAATCAAGGTGTTGACATGAACCAGTCAATCATAAATTTATACCTTCAAGAAAGAGGGAGGTTTAACTAATGGAAAATGAAGAACAGATTGCATATGGTAATGTCGGTGACGTTGATCTTACACCTGAGAATGAGCAAGTTATTGAACCAGAAGTAATCGAACATAAATATCCAGCACCATTTAATAGTAAGATAGGCAAGAGTTCAGTTGATTTGTCTATTGCTGGCAGTAATGATACGATGCTTGAAGAGTATAATAACTGGTGGAAACATGGTGCCGGTCTATTTAATCTTACTACAAAACCAGAATTTGTAGATGAACGTAATAGAATGAGGGATGAATGGTATCAAAAATATCATGGTATGCCTTATGAAGAGTTTAAAGCTCAGGAAGACGCTTTACCTAAGCAAACTATGTATGGTTCATCAAGTGTTGGTGAACATTATAACAAGCTATTTCAAGGTTTAGCTACACCCGGCCTAGGTCTTATAGACTTTGGTATGGATGCTATAGGTCTTTTAGGTAAACCCGGAGACTGGTTAGATGATAAATGGGACGAAGCTACTAAACTAGATGACCCTGTACACCAAGCTATTAGAGAAGTATCTTCTATTGTTATTCCTTCAATCATGACTGGAGGAGCTACTAACTCTATATTAGCAACAGCTGGAATTAATAAACTTCCATGGTTTGCTAAACACTTAACACGCTTGGGAGCTTGGACATTAGAATCTCAAGTTATAGCTGGTATTAGTGATACAAGTGAAGATGATAACGCTGCTAGAGTAGTATCAGATTTAGTTCCCGGATTATTTGGACCACAAGGCTGGGCTCCTATCCCAGAGGCTTGGAAGACAGCAGACAGTGATAGCCCTGCTGTAAGAAAGGAAAAGAATATGTGGGAAGCTGCAGCCCTATCTTGGGTAGGTGTAGCTTTAGGATCATTCATTGACATGAAATCTTTAGGTAAAACTAACACTAAACAGATGTCATGGTTCAAACCATTAGATGATAATGCTACTAGATACTACCAAACTGAATTATTAGCAGGGGCAGATAACGATAAGCTTATTCGTATAGAAGAAATTAATGAAATTCTAACTTCTAAAAAATTAAGTAAACAGAATGAAAGAATCTTAATTAATGAGCTAATCACACTAGAAGACGAAGTAGGTTTAGTTAATGGATTTGATGATGCAGTACGTAGATCTGACCTTAGAGCAGCTGATGAAGCAGATAAAGCTAAATCTATTAAAGCTAATAATCCAGACCAATTAGAATTAGATTTAGGACTTGACCCTGATCTAGCTCCTGATTTATTTGATGCTTCTACAACAGCTAAACAAGTACCTCCTCCCGGTAATGTAGCACGTAATATAGCAGATACTACAGCTATTAAATCAGGCAATTCAGTTGGAACTCCAGCACCCGTTATAACGGACGCTATGCGTGAGAAAGGTCTTATGGTAGGTGATACATCCAGAGACGCTGTAATGGGCGTAGCAGAGACATCTAGAGACGCTGGAAGGTTTGATGCGTTAGTTGATGGTTTTAGATATACTTCTGAACAAATGAACGCTGCAGCATGGGCTATCTATAAAGATATTATTTCTGCAGATAACCTAGATGATGTTAGATCTTTATTCTTAGATAATAGAGACGTTAAGAACATGCTTATGGGTAGGTTCAGAGTTGAAGTTATTAACGAAGAACAGGCCAGAGCAGCTGCGTTTGCTATGCGAGACCTTGTTGATAAGTTCTTAGGAAGAGAAGTTACAGAAGCTTCATCTAGAGTAATGGATACTTTAGGAAGAGAAGTTAGTAACATCGGAGAAGCTTTAACTGATATGCAACCTTTCATACAGGATGAAAGAGCCATGAACTTAATCATAGATAAGATGTTATTCTTAATGGATGAGTATGCTCTTAATAAGTATATATCAGGTTGGCAATTACGTAATAAAAACTGGTTTGACCAAATACCTCCCGGTGAGTTTGATAATGTTGTAGGTAAGTTCATGAAAGAATTTACAGATGCAACCAACGCTATACACGATAGAAACCAAAGATTTACTAAGACTTTAAAAGCTTTAAAGAAGAAGTTTCCAGAAGCTTTAAGACCTTTAATTGATGCTTATACTCATACTAATGGAGATGTTGATAGTCTAGCTAAACTATATAGATGGGCTGAACAACAGGTAACTCCTTGGGGAGCTATTAAGAGTCCTAATCCTAAAGAGATGAACCTATTTGCTAGGGGACTCTGGAGTATTAATATGAATAATACTTTATCAGGGAAATCACCTTTAAACGCTACGGTAGGTAACTTATATAACCTCATAGTCAAACCTATAACCAGTTTTATGGGACATGGATTCTGGGGTGCTGCTGCACGTGATTTCGATGGATTACGTAGAACAATCTACTATTATAGTAGTATACAGGAGACAAATAGAAGAGCATTAACTGATGCTTGGACTATGATGAAGAAGGCTCATAAAGATCCTAATACGATGATGAGAGCTTATCGTAAAGATTTCCAACTACAAGCTACTAAAGTTAGAAGCATTCTCGATGAGATGCGACCAGTTTATGAAGCAGACGGAAACTGGGGTATGTTAAAACAAATAGATTTGGCATATACTTTAAACGATATAGGTAAGATTCCAGCTTTACGTTATGGTATGACGGCTCTTGTTTTTCCAGACGCTTATACTACAACTGCTCTCTCCACATATGTAACTCGAATGAAAGCATATGATGAAGTATTCTATGAATTTGGATTCCCAGATTGGAAGAGAATTAAGATTGCAGAAAAAAGAATAGCTAAGGAAATGTTTGATGAAAATGGGCTTCCTAAAGATCCACTTCTCAAACAAATAGCAGGGGAGATCCAGTTAAACTTAGATGATGGATTGTCTAAATGGTTAACTCAAGCTACTACAGCTTATCCTATCACTAAGTACATGTTTATGTTCCCACGTACTCAAACTAACTGGGCTAAGGCAGCAACCTCGTGGACACCTATTAGTGCTATTCCGGGTATGAATAAATATAGTAAAACTATTTATGCACGTACTGATGATGCTATTGCTGCAGCATTAGCTGAGCATGGTATAGATATGTCAACTAATCCAAATGCTAGAGTTATCTTTGAAAACTTAAGAGCTGAGTATACTGGAAGATTAATGTTTAGCGGTATGCTATCTGCTGGATTATTTCAATATGCAATGGCTGGTAACATTCGTGGTAATGGGCACTATAATGCGTCTACTCGAATGAAAGAAAGAGATCAGTTTGGATATGAACCTAAAACTATCAATATAGGTGGTAAATGGATTAGCTATAAAGGTATAATCGGAGTAGAACAAATACTAAGTATAATAGGTGATTTAGCTTATTATAGTAAAGACTTAAATGAGTCTCTACTTCAGAATTGGCAGAATAAGCTTATGTGGACCATCTCTGCTGGTTTCCTTAACGAGACACCTTTAGCGAGCTTTGAGCCGCTTGTAGCTATCTTAAACAATGATTTAAGTGGATTCAACAGATTAAGAGCTCAAATGGTTAGAGCTTCAATTCCTTTATCTAGTGCTTTGGGTGTATTAACAAATGCAATCGACTCAGCACAGAAAGACATTGAAGGTGAGATGCGAGAGTACTTAATGAATAGACTTCCCGGCTTAAAGAATCAGTTACCTAATCAGATTGATATTTGGACAGGAGGAGCTTTAAATGATATTGATAACCCTTGGTTAAGAATATTAAATGCTGTAAGCCCATTCCAAGTAAGTAACAGTTATCCAGATGACTTATTTGAAATGTATAATGGTAAAAAAGTCACAGCTCAAGAGGTTATAAATTGGTTACAACAAGACTTAAACTACTCAGGATTAAGTAAACTCAATATGGATTCAACTGGATCTTATGAATATTCTACAAATGAAAGAGAATTAATTAACACACAGATTGGTTCTCAAGAAATGTGGAGACAGATAGTTCCTATTATGATGAATAAAGAGTACCAGAAACAATTAAAAACTTTAAGTGCTCATAGAAAGTCTGGTATAGATTTAAACAATGAGGATATAGTATTACAACTTCAATTATTACCTGTATATAGAGCAGTTGAAAAAGTTGTTAAAGCTAATCAGAAACTAGCTGAAGGAAAACTACAGATAGGTACTAAACAGATTTACGATCAACTTAAGACTGATAGATATATGCAGAAAGGTGATGTCGAAGGTGCTGCTAACATACAAAGAGAAAACTTAGAAACACAAAAACTTTTACAGTACAATAACAACTAATTAAAATGGCTGTTACAGAAAATTCGTATACGGGTAATGGTTCCACCACCAATTACTCTTTTACATTTCCATATCTAAAGTCAACCGACGTCGAAGTACAGGTTGACGCAGCCGTGACTACTGCTTGGTCATTTGCCAACGCTACCACGGTACAATTTAATACTGCTCCCTCTAACGGAGCCAAAATCAAAATACTTAGAAATACGAACGTCGACAGTCTAGCAGCCACCTTTTATGCTGGATCAGCAATCAAATCAGAAGATCTTAACGATAACTATACACAAAACTTATACAAGACACAAGAGGTAGGAAACAGGTTCTTTAGTACAACTGGTGGAACCATGACTGGAGACCTGACTCTTGGTGAGGACGTAGAGTTAATCTTCGAGGGTGCTACAGATGACGCACACGAAACTAAGTTAACTGTAGCTGACCCTACAGCAGATAGAACAATTACACTTCCTGATACTACAGGTACAGTAGTAACAACAGGAGATACAGGTACAGTTTCTGCAGGCATGTTAGCAGCAGATGCAATCAACGGAACAAAGATAGCTAATGACTCTATTAATTCAGAGCACTATGTTGATGGTTCTATTGATACTCAGCATATAGCTGACTCACAAATCACAACTGCTAAGATTGCTGACAATAATGTTACGACTGCTAAGATAGTAGATGCTAACATTACTACAGCTAAGTTAGCAGCTGACTCAGTAAACGGAACAAAGATAGCAGATGATTCAATTAACAGCGAGCATTATGCTGATGGAAGTATTGATACTGCTCAC